GTTGCTGTCGAAGAGGAACTTCGCAGCGCGGAGCTTGGCAATGGTGAGACCGCTGTTGGCAGCAGTGCCGGATTCCACATAGTTGACAGCGACCTTCTGGCCTACTGGCAATACGGTAGCCGTTGTGCCGGTCGTGCCTGTGTAGGCAGTGCCGCCGAGAGCGCCGATGATGATCGAGTCGCAGGTACGAGCATAAGCTTGAGCATGCGATTGGATGATCGGGCTAGTCGGAAGGACAACCTCACCGAGGAGTTGCTCATCCCACTCATCTACGAGCTTGGCGCAGTCGTATTGCTGCGGGCGAATCCAACGCTTGGCCATCGCTTGATCGGAGATACGGGTGTCCTTAGAACGATCCGTGATCTGAGTCATCGAGGTTACGTCGATTTGATTGTAGGATTTTTCCTTACCTTCGATTGAATCGATGGTGACATATTCTTTCAGCCTGCTGTTCTTCTGCTGAACGAGGTGTTTCCAGTTGCTATCGAACTGGGTTGTGAAGTGATTTGGTACGTTCGTGAGAACGCCATTTAAGTCTGCCATTTTATTCCTTTTGTTGAGTTGGGTTGGTATCAGTCGAAACTGATGGATTTGTTCTGCTCCCTGTCCTTGCCGGTTGTCCTTGCGGATCGTCGGATCGGGGTATTTGGGAGCAGATTCACAAAGGAATTGTCTGCTCTGACGGATTTACGTTTCAGCGCGATTGAGTATCAGTCAAAACATATTTTCAGAAAAGTTGCGGGGCCGGGAGTCGAACCCGGAACTCAAGGGTATGGGCCTTGCAAGATACCTTTTCTCCACCCCGCGAAATTGTTATCCCTGCTTGAGCAGTCCGGTCACCAGAGTCGCGGCCTCGCGGTCGCCCTCCATGTACCGCTTGTGCCAAGAGTTGTCGGGATTGCTCATGATGTCCTTGGCGCGGGCCGAGCCGGTCATAAACTCTGAGCCACTCATCGAGCGCCCGACCTTGTCCTCGCTCATCATTTGAGCCATGCGAACGAATCCACGGACGACTTCGGGGTCCGCAAATCCTTGTGAGTTTGCATTGACTCCCGCGATCTTCGCGGCCTGCTTGGCGAGGCCGATGTTCTTGTCAAACTCCCCTCCCCACTCCTTCTTGAGGGTGTTGACAGCATCGACATGCTGCTTCTCAATCTGCGCCTGCATGCCCTGCATTTTGAAATGCTCCATCTTCGCGTGTTCGGTCACGAGCGCCTTCATCGCGGATGGCGGGATGTTGTGCTTGTGGGCTATCTCTGCGTAGTTTTTGACGTTTTTGTCATCCCACGTCATGCCCTCTGGGAGCGCATCGGGAGCGAACTTGTACTCGTCAATCGTATCGGGAACACCGAGCGAACGACGAAATGCCGCGACCTCTTCGGGTGAGGATTTCTCATTCGGTACGCCAAGCTTTTTTCCAATCAGCGCATTCGCATTACCAAGGGCTTTGACAAGGTCTGGAACGCTTTTGAAATTTTTGATCGAGCTTTTGTAGTCAGAGACCTCGTCTGGCAACTTGTCTATCCATCCTTCCGAAAACGAACCGTCATCTTTGACGTAGCCTGTGTGTTGCGTTGGTGCGGTTGATGTCTCCGTTGCGGCTGGCGCTTCGGCGTTGGTGGCGGCTCCTGTGTCGAGCAAACTCTGCTCGGAGGAGGTGTCGGTGGTGTCTTCCATAAATGGTATCAGTCAAAACGGACCTACTTTTCGGGGTGGTAACCGAGATGGGTCTCACGACCGGCGTAGGTCTTTTGGAATTCTTCTGGGGCGTAGTCGCGAAGCCACTCGACAAGCGCGATGGTCTTGTCTCCGAGCATGGGGTCCATATCGGGGCGAGGTGGGATGTCTTGTTTCTTGCTCATTTTTTGATGACTTTGCGTTTGGGAGTTTCGATATCGCCATCGCCAATGACGGGGCGGCGAAGCATGGTTTCGATGTGAATGAGAACGCCTCGCTGCCCATCGCGCAGGGCGGCGACCACGGGGTTGAAATCGTAGCCGGGCAGGAAGACCTGCGAGTCGGTCGCGAACTGGGTCTTGATGTCAGCGATAATGAGTTCGCCATCCTTCGTTTTGAGTGCACGGTGGTAGGCGTTGGTGAGGCGCTGGCGCTCACGCTCGCGCTGGAGGGCGCTGGCTTTGTCTTCGGGAGCCATCATGCCATACCGGGGAGCATTTGCGCCAAGGCCGAGTCTTGCTTGATGCCACCGACCTTGCCGATGGCTGCGGCTTGACGTTCCATCTGCTCGGCCTGCGCTTGAGCCTGTGCGGCCTGCGCTCGTTGGGCGCGGGTCTGTGCGACCATTTCCTCATCCATGAGCCAGCGGGCTGGCAGGCCATCGTTGCGGGCCATGTCACGGGTGATCTCGTCGAAGTCAAAGTTGTCCAGCATCTCCGGGCGAAGATTGGCAAAGGGCAGTAGCATCTCGCTGGTGCGGATGAAGGCGGCGTTTTCGAGCGACTTGATCGCAAGTGCGATCCGGCTGTTGTAGTTGACCTCTGGATCGGGGACCATGCCGGTCATCTGGAAAGCCTCTGGTGGCGGCGGGAACTTGCCAGCACGCGCAAGGATCGCAAATACCCGGCGAAGGAGCGGATTGAATAGCTCAGTCGTGAGACGAGCGAAGGTCGGGGAAAATTGGATCAGCTTCTCGCTCGCTCGCTCGGCGACTTCACGGGCCGTCATTTGTTTTTGCAACTGAGCGAACATCTGGAAGAGGTCCACATGGAAAGCCTCATTGATCGCTTTGCGCTTTTGTTCAGCCCGCTCGACGCCGATGTCGTAGCGCCCACCTGTTCCCCACTCTTTCGGGGTCGCTCCGGGGTTGTTGGGATCGAAATACGTCACGCCTCCCGCACGCAGGTCGATGTCGCCATCGAACCCAGCAGGAATGAGGATGCGCGGGAAGGCATGAATCTCTGCCAGAGAATCGAGTTGCTTCTCAAGGAAATTGAGTTGCTTGCATTCGGGAAGCGCCGTCCAGCTTGGGGAGTAGCCGTAGCATTCGCTGTTCTTCCATTTGAGGTAGCGAGTGACGAAGAATGGTTGCTCATCAAAGCCCGACTTGAGGAAGACATGCTTGGTTGCCTTCTCGACATAGACGCTGCCATAGGGTTTGTTGGCCCCATCGCGCTTGCCATCCTCGATCTCGCCCGGTCCGCGAGGTGATATGAGGTGGATGCAGGTGAATTTCTTGTTGCTGTTGGGGCGCTCCAAATCCTTCCGCATCGCCTCGGTGAGGTTCTCCACGCCGAATTTGAGAGCGGCCTGCCGAGCCGTCACTTCGTACTCGCGGGAGAGCGTATCCACATACCCTTCGTCGTCCTCGGAGATTGCAAAGCTTCCCATGTCGAGCTTGGTAAAATTGAGTGAGTTGTTCTTGCCGCCTTCGACAAGAATGGCAGCGGTCCCGAAGCATCCTCGGTCCAGATAGAGTTCGTGGATTTCCGTGTAGAAATTGGATCGGCTCAGTTCGGCCTGCATGACCTCGGTGCAACGCTTGAACCATTGCTCGACCTCGTCCTCTGACTCCATCGACTTCGGAGGTTCTAAGCTGAACCACCGGCTTTCGAGCGGGGTCATCCATGAGAGTTGGCCGTTGGCCAAGATCATGTTTGCCCGCACCGCAGTCGCGTCAAATAACTGCGACTCATCGTCCGTGGTGGGCGATGTGTTCTGCGTGAACATACCCGCCTTGCGAGGCATCACATATTTTGCAATGTCCTCCCAGAGCGATTCCCAAGAGGCACGCTGATGGACCAACTCAGCATGCCGCTGAATGACCCTGTCTGCGAGTTCGGGATTGTTGCCGTTCATCCGGGTATCAGTCAAAACTAGCCAAGTGTGGACTGCCTGTTGGGATCATATCCCATTTGATTGCTCTCACCTGCCAGAATGCTTTTACGCATTCCCTTACGGCGCTGCACTGCGGCAGCTTGGTCATCGGGGGCATTGGCATCAACTTGAGCGCCGGGTGAAGGGCGATTGGCTTCGATAGACGCCTGCGACATTTCAGCCAACCGCTTTTGTTCTGCGAGAGCAGCTTCACGCTCCACGCGCATTTGCTCCAGTTGCTTTTCTTGCGCTGCTTTTTGTGCTGCGGCCTGCTGCCCTTGCATGACCATCTGCTCTTTCATCATTGCGGACTGCTCGCCTGCGCGGGTCTCGGCTGCGCGTTGCTGATCGGCGGCAGCTTTCTTTTCTGAACTGCTTGGCCCCTTTGCACCACCTCCGAACCATGCTAGGACTGGCGAGAGGATGGGGTTGAGAGTGTGGTCAGTGAGTCGCATCGTGGTTGGATTTTGCTGGTTTCGTAGATTCGGAGTGGTCGATTCCGACGACTCCATGCGATCAAAGGAAGGGTGTAAGGGGCGAAATGGCAAGGATTATTTTGACTGATACCACAATATATGGTGATCAGCCAGCAGTTCTGACACAACCTATGGTATGTGTAGGCGGCATCGCGCCACCGTTCCTCCGGGTCGTGGACATCCACCGGACGTGCCAGCATGAAGAAGTCGTGGGTGTTCACTACCACCCCATTCCATGCGGTGAGTTCGACCTCCTCGGCGAAGGATCGCGGCTGCGGGTAGCGCCGGTAGAGGTCGAGAATTTGAAGTTCCAGTTCGCGTTTCATTGCATCCCTCCAGATAAGTTACAAATCAGAGGGGAATCACCGCC